ATGAGGTAAGAGAAATGCGTACACCTGAAGAATTAGCTTTCCGTGATGCCGCAGCGCTCGCGGCGATGACTCAGCTTATTAATCAAGAACCGTTCTGTTTGAAGGCCCGAACGCCGCAGATGCAGGACGTGGTTTACATGGCGCTCGCCTCCGCTGCCTTCCGCGTGTCAGAAGGGATGCTTTGGGCTCGTAAAGAAGATTTTTGCAAATCACAGGAGAAGAACTGATGGACAAGCGTCTCAAAGCACTTACCGAACAAATGATCAAGGATGGCGTTTCCTCTAGCCTCCTCAACGCTGTTATGGGCACCAAGAAGTACAGCGGCGTGCTGCACGCCGTAGTTAAGGCTGGCGGATTCTCCCAGATGGCCCGTGAGATCGGGGTCTCCTACCAGGCGGTGCAGCAGTGGTCCAGCCAGGGTTATGTGCCGCTGACCAGGGTTACCGAGATTGAAGCGCTCTACGGCGTGCCCCGAACTGAGCTTATGAATCCGAAGTACGCCGCTGCCCTGGCCGATCCTAGCTTCCCGTCAGACGTATAAGCCGTGGGTGCCTCGAAGATGGCAAAGAAATTTGAGAACCTGCAGGCGCCCGACGCCATGCGGGATTTGAAAGGCTGGCTTGTCTGGAGGTGGGTTCGCAAACCTGGCCGTCCAAAGGCCGCCAAAATGCCTTATTACGTTACAGGGCTAGTCCGAAAGTATACCCATTGCTCCGATGAAGACCGGGCTTTGCTCGTCACCTTTGAAGAGGCTAAAGCAGCCGCAGAGAAACATGACTTCGCTGGTGTTGGGTTTGCCATGATGCCGGAGTTCGAGATAACCGCTCTCGACTTCGACGACTGCGTAGTCAACGGGCAGATCGACCCATTAGTCCTGGAGCTGACCGACGGTTCGTATGCCGAGTTCAGCCCATCGGGTAACGGCATTCGTGCTTTCTTCTCCGGAGTGATACCCGACGACAAGGACAGCCCGGCGCGCAATCCGGACGATAAATTCGGGTATGAGGTTTTCCACTCGAAGGGCTTCGTAACTTTCACGGGCAATGTCACCGACCTAACAGAGCTAATGGGTGATCAGAACACCCTGGCGCCAGTTAGCGAGATCCACCGCGCCTATAGCCTTAAGCGTTTCCTGCGGGTAAAGGAGCTTCGCGATAAGTATGAAGGCGATGGTAAACCGCCTCTGCCGCTTTCCCCGGAGCAGGTAACTGAGTTGCTGCATAAGCTGCCGGATGATCTCGGATATGAGGACTGGCGCAATATTGGTATGGCGGTCCACCACCAGACTTACGGCGACGGCTTCGACCTGTGGGACGACTGGTCAGCCAATTCGCCTAAGTACGGCGGCATGGAGTTTGGCAAGGCGCGTTGGGACTCTTTCGGGATAAATACCTCCGCCGAATACACGACCATGGGCACCGTCTTAAAGATGATCCGTGACGCTGGCGGCGAGACGGGCTTAGAGACCGCTTCGCCTGATGAGTTCGAAGTCCTCCCGATGCCTGTTGGTGGGAAGTTCAAGATCACCTCCGACGACGACTTCGCGGCCCAGGAGTCGAACCTGAAGTGGCTGGTAAAGGGCTTCCTTCCTAAAGCCAACCTCGGCGTTCTGTTCGGCGAATCCGGTTCGGGTAAGTCCTTCGCCATGTTGGATCTGAGTGCCGCTATCTGCCGCGGCCTGGAATTCTGGAACGGCCATCGGGTATCGAAGGGTCGTGTTCTCTACGTCGTCGCTGAAGGTGTGTCGGGCTTCCGTCAACGGATCAAGGCCTACTGCCATCAACAGGCGATCCCTCGCATCGGCATGGACGTCATCTATGACATCACCCCGAACCTAACTAACGTGGCACAGATCACAGACCTTATTAGCGAGATCCGTCAACGTGAGTCCTACGACCTTATCGTCATGGATACCTTTGCCCAAGTTATGGCCGGCGCCGACGAGAACAACGGCCTGGACGTGGGTAACGCCTTGGCCCAATGCAAGCGCATCGCTAATCGTTGCGGCGCTATGGTCCTTCTCGTCCACCACAGCGGTAAGGACGCATCGAAGGGCTCTCGAGGTCACTCCAGCATCAAGGCGGCTTGCGATGTGGAGATCAAGGTAGAGCGCAGCAACGATACTCGCAGCATCACTACCAGCAAGATGAAGGATGGCGTTGAGGGTATCGGCTACCTGTTCAAGCTACACACTGTAGTGCTGTCTCAGGACGAAGACGGCGACGATATCACTAGCTGCATCGTCGAATTCAAGGGCGCCGGACAGGCTAAACCCGAGGCTAAAAAGAAGACGGGTGCTAACGAACTGGCTTTTCTGGGCGCCCTTCATAATGTTTTTGGCCTCTCTGACGAGAAATCAGGGGTCGAAACGGCCAGGGTTCAAGCGGAATTCTGCGTGCAGTTCGATCCGAGCAAGCGGCAGAGCTACAAAAATCAGGCTTTTAAACGCGCAATGGAAACGCTTTTGGAGAAAGGCGCTATTTTCGAGGAAAATGGGAGCCTTTTCATATCCGCAGAAAATGCAGAATGATTAAGGTTGCATTGCAAACAGGGTTGCAAATTGCTTATTTGCAACTCGGTTAAGGTTGCATTGCACACACTCCCCTTTAGGGGTGTGCAACGTGCAACCCTGTTTTCGAGCAACGCAACACTGAAGACGCAAGAATTGCAGATTAGATAAACCCGCAAGAATTGCGCGTAATGCAGATAACGACCCCTGGCCGAGACGCTGTTCACTGGTCGCGGTTCTCAGGTACGCTGATCGCACATCAGCGGAGAAATGAAATGTCATGTGCCGGATGCGCTCGGCGACGAGCCAAACTCAAACGACTTATGGATTTAGCCAATGAACGATTCGAAGAACTCAAGCAACGGATTACTGGTACTGCGGATTCCCCAGGTACTCGGGAAAGAGACGGTTCAGATACTGACCGACCACATCACTCCGATCGCTGATCAGCTAGGACTAGAGCCCATGGTCCTGGATGGTGGCGCCGATATCCGCATTGAGAATGGCCGCGACGCTTTGCTGGAGCGCGTATGCGTGGCGCTAGAGGAGATAGCCGCCCAAGGACGCATACCAGAGGTGAACGTGGATGAGATCGCGCCACAGGCGCTCAACGCTAGGGCATCACATCCTGCCGATAGATCGGGCCAGATCGGCGGACTCAATACCCGTGGCTAAGTCACGCGTCACCATGCAGCCCACACGCGCCAAGGAGATCAGCACGCAGTCGGTGCAGATGCTGAACCCTGACGCATGGCGCGAAGGGCTGACCACTGCGCAGCGTGGGTATGGTGGGAAGTGGCAACGCTACAGGCTGAAGTTCCTCGAGAGGAACGTGCTGTGCGTCATGTGCCATGCGCAGGGCAAGGTGGTTGAGGCCACGGTCGTTGACCACATCGTTGACCACAGAGGCAACCAGGCGCTGTTCTGGGATCGAGCCAACCATCAGGCCTTGTGCAAGCCCTGTCACGGGATCAAGACGGCAGCCGAAGGAGTAGGCGCTGCTCGTAGAGGATGATCCGTAATGGTTGCGCGTTCGGGTTAGGCCCACCCCTCAAATGAAACTCATTCGTGATTGCATCGTGCATTTCGCACGAATTTCGTCATTTTCCACGCAAATGAGAACGATTCGCATGGTTTCTGCACCATTTCGGGGCATCCGGGGGGTGGGGCAGTGGCGTGCCACTCTTTCCGGCCCTGATCGCGCCGACCCCTTTTACAGATTATTTTTGCCCTAGGGCTTTGCGACCCGTGATACCGTAGAAACATGAGTATCACGCAGGTAGCAATCCCCATGCTTACACCCTCCCAAGAGTTGTTCTTCCAGGCCACGCTGCGCGGCGAAAAGCCCGAGCAGGCCGCTATATCAGCGGGTTTGAAGTCGCCGAAGCCCTCCGGCTTTCGTATGCGTAAACACCCCGCAATCGTGGCTGCCCTGGCCGCTGTCGGTATCTCGACCGCCGGGGTAAAGCCATCTAAACCCGGATCGTCTGAAGAGCCGATAGAAGTGGATTTGGCGACGGTTGATATCGTCGAAACGGAAGATCCGAAGGTTTTTTTAACCGCGCTGATGAACTGCCCGAAGGCCGGTGTCAAAGCCAGGTTGGAAGCGGCTAAAGCTTTGCTCCCTTTCGAACATTCGAAGATCGGGGAAAAGGGAAAGAAAGCGACCAAGGCAGAAGGCGCCGCGGCTGCGGCGGCAGAAGGCAACAAGTTCGGGGCCCGTGCAGCGCCATTGCGCGCGGTGCCTAAATGATCCCTATATGGACAACACGCTGTGAAGACTGGGAAGACCGGATCATCAAAGGCGACAGCCTGATCCCGTTCACACCGCTGTTTCCAGACTCAGCCGCCGCCGCGCTGCAGGTCCTGCATTTGCTCCGGATCGTCGACGCCCCCGGAAGCCCGACTATAGGCGAGTCCTGCGAACCCTGGACGGATGACTTGGCTGGAGCGATTTTCGGCGCGTACAACCCTGACAACGGCGTGCAGATGATAAAGGAGTTTTTCTTGCTCATCGCCAAGAAGAACTCAAAGTCGACCTTTGCTGCGGCAATCATGCTGACGGTATTGATCCAGAACTGGCGGCAGTCGGCCGAGTTCATCATCTTGGCTCCGACCAAGGAAGTGGCCGATAACGCCTTTGCCCCCGCGCGCGACATGGTGAAGGCCGATCCTGAACTCGAAGCGATGATGCAGGTCCAGGATCACTTACGAACTATCACGCACCTCGGTACGGGCGCCACGCTGAAGGTAGTAGCTGCGGACACGAATACCGTGGGCGGCAAGAAAGCGGCTGTTGTGCTGATCGATGAGATTCACCTGTTCGGCAAAAACCCGAACGCAGAGAAAATGCTGCTTGAAGCGACCGGCGGTCTAGCGTCACGTCCCGAGGGTTTCATCCTGTACCTGACAACGCAGTCCGATGATCCTCCGGCCGGCGTATTCCGTTCGAAGCTGATGTATGCCCGTAAGGTACGTGACGGCGAGATTGTCGACCCGCAATTCCTACCAGTGCTCTACGAATACCCGGCGGCGATGATCGAGAACAAGGATTATCTGAACCCGGAAAATTTCTATATCTCCAACCCTAACCTCGGTCGATCGACCAGCGTTGAGTACATCGCCAGGAAGTTGAAGCAAGCGCAGGAGACCGGCGAGCCGGAGACGTTGAACGTCTTGGCGAAGTACCTGAACGTGGAAATCGGACTCGCGCTGCGCACCGACCGATGGGCCGGCGCCGACTACTGGCAGGAGCAGAGCTGCACACTGGTGACGCTGGAGTCGATCCTTACCCAGGCTGAGGTGATCGATGTAGGGATTGACGGCGGCGGCCTGGACGACTTGCTAGGGCTCGCCCTGGTCGGACGCGACAAGGATACCGGCGATTGGCTGGCGTGGGTGCGGGCATGGGCGCATCCTTCCGCGCTGAAGCGCAACCTGCAGGAAGCGGCCAGGTTTGAGGACTTTGCACGGCACGGCGACTTGGTGATCGTTAAACGCATCGGCGACGACGTGACGGAAGTTTGCGACATCGTAGAACGTGTTTACGACTCAGGACTACTGGACAAAATCGGCGTCGACCCGGTGGGTATCGGCGCGATCTTCGACGAGCTGGTCGCACGGGATATCCCAGAAGACAAGATCGTCGGTATCAGCCAGGGTTGGAAACTCGGCGGCGCTATCAAGACCACAGAGCGACGCCTAGCCGAAGGGAAGCTCAAGCACGCCGAACAACCGCTAATGGCGTGGTGCGTTTCCAACTGCCGCGTAGAGCCCCGGGCAAACTCTATTTTGATCACGAAGCAGGCTTCTGGCTCGGCTAAGATCGACCCGGTTATGGCGCTATTCAATGCCGTGTCACTTATGGCGCTCAACCCTGCAGCAGCGCACAAGAAACACCAAATGTTTGTCTTGGGCTAGTAGGTGGGTTAAAGTGCGCGTAATTTACCGGAGCTGTATACATGAACAGAGCCTATAGCACCTTCGAGATTAAGGCCGTAACGGAAGGGGAAACCCGGACCATTACAGGCATCGCCACGAGCCCTCAGACGGATCGTGTTGGCGACGTGGTAGAACCCCTCGGCGTACAGTTCAAAAATCCTATGCCGTTGCTCATGCACCACGAACACGACGAGCCAGTAGGTTTGGCAGAGTTTGGGAAGCCAACCGCAAAGGGTGTTCCTTTCACCGCGAATTTCCCGATGATTATGGAAGACGGAGAACTAAAGGACCGTATTGAAGAGGCCTGGCAGTCTGTAAAAGCCGGCCTAATTCGCGCCGTGTCCATTGGTTTCCGCGCTATTGAATCCGAGAACATCGCGGGAACTTGGGGTACTCGCTACCTCCAAACGGAAGTATTCGAGCTGTCGCTTGTGACAATTCCATGCAACACTGATGCCACGATTCAAACTATCAAGTCCTTCGACCACGGTGCTCCGGCCGCGTCCGGCAAATCGGCGCATACAGTGGTACGACTTGGTAAACCCGCCGGCGCTTCGGCACCCGTTGTGAAACAAACCCCTAAAGTTCCGAAGCCCCTGGAGGGCAACATGAAAACCATCGCACAACAAATTCAGGAATTCGAGGCTACCCTCGTTTCCAAGTCGGCCGAGATGTCGAGCATCATGGACAAAGCGTCCGAAGACGGCACTACCCTGGACGCTGAACAGTCCGAAGCTTTCGATACCTTGGAAGCTGAAGTAGGCGCGGTGAACAAGCACATTGCCCGTCTGAAAGGCATGCAGAAAGCGCAAGCGCAATCGGCCAAGCCAGTTGACGGCAGCGAAAACCGCATTCGCACCGTGGAAAACACCGGCCTGTCGGTACGCGTGAAGAACACCCAGAAACTGGAACCGGGTATCGCTTTCGCCCGTGCTGCCAAGTGCCTCGCACTGGGCCACCTGGAACACCGCGACGCTATCAGCATTGCCAAAGCTATGTACGACGGCCAAGAAGGCGTTATCGAGGCCACACAACGTCTCGTGACTAAAGCTGCCGTAGCACCGGGCACTACCAGCCAAACCACGTGGGCGGCCCCCCTGGTCGGTGAAGAAACCAGCGTTTTCGCTGACTTCGTTGCCTTTTTGCGCCCACAAACCATCCTCGGCCGTTTCGGTCAAGCTGGCGTGCCTGCTCTGCGCCGTGTGCCTTTCCGCACCGCACTGATTGGCCAAACCTCTGGCGGCGACGGTTACTGGGTAGGTGAAGGTCAGGCTAAACCTCTGACCAAAATGGACTTCAGCCGCACCACCATCGAACCGCTGAAAGTTGCGAACATCGCCGTTGCCACTATGGAACTGATCCGTGACTCCAACCCTGCCGCTGATGGCCTGATCCGAGACACCCTAGCCGCTGCGCTGCGCGAACGTCTCGATATCGACTTCATCAACCCTCTCAAGGCCGCGGTATCGGGTATCTCGCCTGCTTCGATCCTGAACGGTGTATCCAGCATCCCATCCAGCGGCAGCACTGCGGACGATGTTCGTACTGATGTTAAAGCACTGTTCACCGCTTTCATCCAGGCTAACAACGCTCCGACTTCGGGCGTTTGGCTGATGTCTTCGGTAACTGCACTGGCACTCAGCCTGATGATGAACCCACTGGGTCAGACCGAGTTCCCGGGCATCGGTATGAACGGCGGTACTTTCTTCGGCCTGCCGGTGATTGTGTCGCAATACATCCCAACCGATTCGAGCGGTTCCCTGGTCGCCTTGGTAAACGCGAGCGATATCTACGAGGCAGACGAAGGCGGTATCGACTTGTCGATGTCGACCGAAGCATCCCTGCAGATGGATAGCGCACCGGATAACCCATCGACTGCGTCTACCGTCCTCGTGTCCTTGTGGCAGCGCAACTTGGTCGGCTTCCGCGCAGAACGCACCATCAACTGGGCGCGTCGTCGCACGTCGGCGGTCGCCTACCTGTCCGGCGTAAGCTGGGGCGCGTAAGCGCTAGTAACTGAGTGAAATCGGAATGGCCCTACGGGGCCATTTCTTTAGGAGAAAATAAATGCTTACACCAACGGATGAACAAATAGCTGCCGCAGTACCCGTCAACGGCAACCCAAGCCGCGCTCTAACGAATGCCCTCCTGCTAAAACTCGCCGCTGCTTCACGCCGTACCGAGACCCAAGTGTTTCGCGTTAACAACCCGGTAGAGAACCAAGAAGTAGACCTATCGAAGGTCGCTACAAACGCTACGGTAGTCGTAGACGCCCCAGCTTTCATCGCGCAAATAAACCTAAAGTTGCCTGACGCTTCTACACAATGGATCGGGCAGACCATCCAAGTGTTCACTACGAAACAGGTTTACAGCTTTGATATGGTTAGCCCGTCCACCATTACCGGGACCGGTTCCGCTATTCAAAGATCTTTCCAGTTCACTATCCAAAACGTCGGCCTGAATGACTGGGCGCCGGTATCTCTGGCGTAGGAGTAGCAGAATGCTTAGGTTTATAGGCGAAGTCTGTAAGGCGAAGTTTATCGGCGAGTCCTGTACGCCGATTTCCGTTTCTGGGGCTATGTGGGACAACGGTATCAGTTGGGATTCCGGCGCAACCTGGCTGTAAAACTAGCCGAAATTCGAAGTCGCCCGTATACTCAGCTAAATTTGAGGGTTTCCACATGTCAAAAGTAGAATTCATCTATGTCAAAGGCGGGAAAAAAGTCCCGATGGCTCGTCGATACGCGGAAACTCTTCGTAAGCTCGGTCACGGCGACTATTCTGCAGAAGCTGCCACCCCCTTAAAAGCTGAAGACGAAGGCCCCTTGGTTTCCAAAGAGATCGCTGCGTTCGCAGAAGAATTCAAAGTCGACCTGGCTACCATTGTCGGCACGGGTAAAGATGGCCGTATCAAGAAGTCTGACGTGGAAGCCGTTATCGCCTCGCGGGATCTTGTCTAATGAGAATCCTCGGCTTTGACATTAGTCGTAAGGCGCCTACGGTAGAGAAGACGCTATCGAACGTGCCTGTCGGCCAAGGTTGGTGGCCGATCGTGCGTGAATCTTTTACTGGAGCTTGGCAGCGCAATAAGGAAGAAAAGCTAGAGAGTTTGCTGAATTACCCAGCTCTCTACGCGTGCATTTCCCGTATCGCTACTGACATCGGGAAAATCCCTTTTTCCCTGAAGCAGAAGGACGCCAACGGCGTTTGGTCGGAAACGGAAAGCCCTGCTTTCTCGCCCGTGCTGCGCAAGCCAAACCATTATCAGACCGCCCAGCAATTCCGCGAGCGGTGGGCTCTGTCGCGTATCACTCAAGGAAACACCTACGTCCTGAAAGAACGTGATCAGCGCGGCGTCGTAGTAGCTTTGTACGTTCTCGACCCTTACCGCGTTATGCCGCTCGTTTCCGAGAGTGGAGAGGTTTTCTACCAGCTCAATAATGACTATTTGAACATGGTCCCGGAAGAGTACGACGGAACCATAGTCCCCGCCTCCGAGATCATCCATGACCGCTGCATCTGCCCATATCATCCGCTGATCGGTCTGCCGCCAATTGCGGCCGCATATCTGCCTGCACTAAAGAACATGCGTATTTTGCGATCTTCATCCGAGTTCTTTGGGAATAACGCACAGCCTTCCGGTATTCTCTCCGCGCCGGGTGCGATCAGCGATGAATCGGCTAAGCGTTTGTCGGAACACTGGAACACAAATTTCACAGGGGAAAACTCAGGAAAAGTCGCTGTAGTCGGCGACGGCCTTCAGTTTGTCACTCTGGCGTCGAAGTCGGTCGATTCTCAAATGGTCGAGCAACTACGCTACTCCGACGAGCAGATCTGCCAACCGTTCGGCATTCCGCCCTTCAAGATCGGACTGGGCACTATCCCCTCCGGCCTGGGTGTCGACGCAATCAACCAGCTCTATTTCGACGACGCTCTACAGGCGCCTATGCAGGCTATGGAGACGCTGTTAACCGAAGGGCTTAACGCCGCCCCCTACAAGATCGATCTCGACGAGAGCGTGCTTATGCGCATGGACTCCGGCAAGAAAGCCGCGTATCACCGCGACTTGGTGGACGGTAGCATCGAAACGATTAACGACGCGCGCATCGAGTTCAACTTGAAGCCGCTCCAAGGCGGCGATACAGTTTACATGCAGCAGCAGGATTTCCCTCTTAACGAGGTTCGCAATAACAGGCTGCCAAGCAACACTCCAGCCGTGCAACCCGTCGTCACGGCTCCCGTTGCCCCTGTTCCGGTAGTCGATCCCCAAACACAAAAGGCTCTCGCCGAACTGTTCCTGCTTAAAGCAGTTCAGGCCGCACGAACTGAGGTTATGCAATGATTGATCCTGAAGAGTTCGGCAAAGCGATGGGCGCCATCGTGAAGGAAGCGACAGCGCCGCTGTTGCTCCGAATCGACCAGTTGGAAAAGCAGCTAGGCGCTATCAACGTGCCGTCGGCTGCGGATGCTGCGGCCTTGATTGACCTGGAAACCTTGGCTAAGTCCGCGGCCACGATCGTCCCGAAAGCCGAGAATGGAACTTCGGTGACGGTAGAGGACGTGCGCCCCCTGGTCGACGATCTCGTCTCTAAAGCTGTCGCCGCGCTCCCCGTCGCCGAGAAGGGTAAAGACGCGGACATGGAAGCTCTGCGGGCTCACGTTGGTGAACTGGTAAAAGGTATCCAGCCTGCTGCGCCTCCGCCAGTTCCTTCGGTTGAAGAGATCGCGGGAACATTCGAGCGCCGCTTCTCTGATTTGACTCTCGCGTGGGAACGCCAAGCGCGCGACACCTTCGAGAAAGCCGCCGATCGTATGCCGAAACCAAAAGACGGCCGCGACGCGCTGAACTTGGAAGACTTTGATCTCGCCCTGTCCGACGACGGCCGCACCGTCACTATGAAGATGCAGGCTGGCGAAACTATTATTGAGAAGTCGGTGAAGATTGCCGCCGTGATCGATCGCGAAACCTTCAAGCACGACGGAACCTACGAGAAGGGCGATGGCGTGTCCTACGGCGGCAGTTTCTGGATCGCCAAATGCGACGCGCCTAAAGGCGTACCGGGTAGCGGTGAGACCGATTGGCGCTGCGCTGTGAAGAAAGGTCGTGACGGTAAAGACCTTCGCGAAAACGCAAGCACCGCGGACCTAGCTAAAGGAGTGTCGATCAAATGATGTACGTCACTCTGGAGCGCGGTAAGCAGCACCTGAACATGGACCACGACCAAGACGACACGTTAATCACGGCGTACATCGGCGCGGCTTCTGAGGCAGTCAAGAACTACCTCAAGAACGCTTCGCCTTATGAGGTAGAGCGCGATAGCAACGACGATCCGATTCTCGATAGTTCTGGCGACCCGACCTACGTGGTCGACAGCTCTGGCGACAAGCAGGTTAAGTACGCTGTCCAAGCGGCCACGTTGCTACAGCTTGGCTTCTTATACAAAGACCGCGATGAGAACGCGAGCAACGCCTACGACATGGGGTTTTTGCCGAAGCCGGTCACAGCTTTGCTTTATGCGTTGAGGGACCCGGCATGTCGATAGCATTAGCGATTATTGTTTCGTTGCTCTTTGGCTTCGCTTGGGGATGGGGGGCCGCGCATAAAACTGTAGCAACGGAATGCGAAAGGCTAGGAAGCTTTTATGTAGGCCCGAAGACCTTCCACTGCACGAAGATCGAGGACAGTAGTTTCGACACCAACGACATTCCCCCGAGGCCGGAAGAATGAGCCGCGCCGGCCAGTACCGCCATCGGGTGGACATCCAGGACTGGACAGCAGTCCGCGACGAAGAGACGGGGGGCTTCACCGAAGCTTGGGTGACCATCTTCGCCAATGTCCCGGCGCGCATTGCTCCGGCCAGCGGGCGCGAATTCCTGGCCGCTGCGGCTATTCAGTCCGAGATCATCGCGCGCATTGTGATCCGTCAGCGCCCCGGCCTGAATGCCAAGCAACGCATTTTGCACAATGGCGACATTTACAACGTCCATGCGTGGTTGCCGGATCAGGAAAGCGGGCGTGACTATATTTCTGCTCCGGTAAGTAGGGGCGTCAATGAGGGTTAGGAAATGATCTATAGCGCAGAAAACGGCGATCGGGGCGATGTATTCGTAGATGGTACGGAGATTAAATTCGTGCTTTCGGTAGATACGGATAAGCGTGAAGTCATCAAAATGGTGCACCCTACTCGCATTGAAAACGGTGAAGTAGTAACAGAAGTGGTTACCGGCGAGAAAGTAGAATTTGTGCGCCACTAATACCTTCGTCTGCATAGCCTCCGGCCCAAGCCTCAACGCGCACGACTGCGAATTGGTTCGCGCCGCCGGCCTTTCTACAATCGCTGTGAACAACTCCTGGCAGCTAGCCCCGTGGTGCGATCACCTTTACGCAGGTGATCTCGCGTGGTGGGATGCTCAGATCGCTGAAGTGCCGGAAGGCCCTAAGCGATGGACGTGTACCCGCCAGGCGTCTGCAAAGTACGCTTTGAACCTGCATAAGGCGTATGGTGAATATAATTCTGGCTTGAGAGCGATCGAACTGGCCTTCCAGCTAGGCGCAGAACGCGTCCTGCTTCTCGGGTACGATTGCACGGTGCAGGGAGGTACGCATTGGCACGGCGACCACAGCGACACGAAAAACCCAACTGAAGAAGACTGTGATAGGTGGGATTGGCAGCACGCCAGGTTGGTGCGGAAGGCTGACGTTGTGAATTGCTCGCGTGATACAGCGCTGACAGCGTACCGTTTAGGCATGTTGGAAAAAGAGTTGCAAAAGGTCGGCACTGAACCTAAGCTTTGAAGCGCGGATAGGGGGCACCCGATAAGCCGGCTAGTCACTGGTTTCCGCTTTTCTTTTTACCCCGGATGACGACTATAGGCCTCCTTGACCCGAGAGCATCAGAATGAAAGAGACACGATTTTGCCATAAGTGCCAAACTGAGAAGGCGCTTACCGAATTTTCCAAAAGCAAATATACGACGTATGGGGTAACGCCCCAATGCAAGCGCTGTAACGCTGCGCGCGGTTCGGTGTGGGCCTTAGAAAATAAGGAAAAGATTAATATTCGCCAAAAAGCTAGACGGGATTTCAAACTGGCAAATCCGGAAATCTTCGGGGAAGAGATGGAAGCTACTAGACTGAAGAATTTAGCCACCGCCAAAGCCCGTAGAGAACGCAGGAAAATAACTGAACCCGATGTTCTCAAGGCTGAGCGCTATCAGAGCTTTTTGAAAAGCAAAGAGTCGGTAAGTGCCAATCTTTGCCATCGCAGGAAAACGGACGTAAATTTCAAGATCAGTAAAAACATGGGCAACCGGCTGTATGCGGCGCTTAAGCGATATAAAAATAGTAAAAGCTGGAACCATTTCCTAGATTATTCCATGGAGGATCTGAGAACGCATCTTGCGTCCCTGTTCACCGAGGGGATGACGTGGGAGAATTATGGTGCTTGGCATATCGACCACGTTCGCCCAGTATCCTCTTTCGATTTTACCGTTAACACCGACGCGGTGATAAAAGAATGTTGGGCTTTGGCTAACCTCCAGCCGCTATGGGCTATAGACAACATTCGTAAAAATAAATACTGGGAGGGGAACCATGCCTCTAGTTAACTCGATGGCGGGGTTAGGTGATAACCTTTATCAATTAGCTTTTGTAGACCAGCTCGATCGCCCCATCTACATAAACACTCCATGGCCGCAGCTGTATTCGGAGATCGCGGATATTCATTTCGTGCGTCCCGATACGAAGCTGCGGACACAAAAGAAAAACGTGGATCGCCTGCAAAACTGGGAGCAACCTCCGCGCGGACTTCCAGCTATACAGATCTCTTACGCGGGCGAGGGCATACCACAAGGGATGTCGCGGCGATTCGGTAAACCTTTCGGGGCTTTTAAAGTTCCAAGTTTCCCTTGGCGTCCTACGGAAAAACCTTACGTACTTATCCGCCCCGCCACCGTTAGATTGGAATGGCGAGCCGACGCTAGGAACCCTAACCCGGCTTACCTTTTCTCCGCATGCGAAGCAGCGAAGCAGCGAGGGTATTTAACAGTACTCGTGGCCGACCTGGAGGATGGTAAAGAATGGGCGGTAGGAGAATTGCCTAAGGCGGATATAAATTATCTGCACGGTGAACTCAGCGTAACTGAACTCCTGGGAGCAGCAGAAGGTGCAAGTGCTATGATCGGCGGTATAGGTTGGATCGTGCCGGCTGCACTCGCCATGGGGAAAAAAGCTTGGATTGTCTGCGGGGGCCAAGGGGGTTTTAATGCTCCGGAACTAATCGCGCCAGCCAACGATGTGATAACTTTTGCTGTACCTAACAATTTCTGCCGCTGTCGTCTTCGGGACCATAGCTGCGACAAGAGGATCTCTGATTATGACTCAAAGCTTGCCCAGTGGGCTGACCGACACCTTGCTGTGGTCTGAAGAGAAGGGCCAAGGGTTTCACACTCGGCCTGCTATGCGTTACGAAGGTCAGTATTTCGCGCACTACCAGAAGCTCGACGCGACCCACATGGGTGGTTTGCTGACCCAAGCCCGCTTGGAACTGGTATCTAAGTTCACGGAGCCTCGCCTTACTACAGACATCGGCATCGGCGGTGGGCGTTACGTCCAAGAGTCGCAGGGCTGCGGCTATGACGTTTGCGAAGATGCTATAACCTGGCTGCATTCCGAAGGCGCCTATCTCGACCCATACGACGGAGGGGTCAAATCCGCTACTTGCTGGGATAGCATTGAGCACATCCCGGAGCCCGAAAAGCTATTGGCAAATATCCATGATTGGCTCTTCGTCTCCATGCCGATTTACGACAACATGGCCGACGTGCTGCAGTCTAAGCACTACAAACCCGGAGAGCATTTGCACTACTGGACACTCAAAGGCTTCGTGGAGTGGTGCGAAAAGCAAGGTTTCGAACTGCGCGAAGTGAACCACGCGGAAACGGAACTCGGCCGCGAAGGCATTACGTCGTTTGCGTTCAAGCGTGTGGCGTAGTAGGATTTGTTTTCGGAGGAATGCGTAGGCTGATACGCCTCTAAAATATACTAACTCGGGATGGCGCAGTCTGAACGAGTCGTGCCGGAGACCAGCACCGGCCCTCCTAAAAGCCCTGACCTAAAAACTCAGGGCTTTTTCTTGCCTGTGATAAACTCTCGCCAAATAGAGGGCAGAAGCATGGCGAAGACGAGTACCTTAACGCTCAAAGGCGCTGACGAACTGGTGGCGAAGTTTCGCGCCTTATCGGCTAGCGCGCAGCGTTATATCGCTTTGCCCGCTGCCAAGGCTGCCATGGAGATCGTGCGCGACGATGCGATCAACCGCGCGCAGCGTATCGATGACCCGCGAACCCCCGCTAACATTTCTCTCAACATCCGCATGGCAGAAGACAAAGCGTTCTACGATGAGACGGGCGCTGTAAAGGTATCCGTAGGCGTGCGCAAGAAACGAGGCCCCGGTGGGAAAACGTGGTATTGGTACTATCAGGAACTCGGCACCGTAAACGCTCGCGCACAGCCCTTTATGCGTCCGGCGCTGAGCCAGAATCTTCAGGCTATGTTTAGCGAGTTCCTCTCCGTCGCAAAATACGAATTGATCAAGCAAGGTGTAAACTAATGGACGTGCCTTTCTTCACTGTGTGCAAAGCCGATTCCACCGTGCGATCTTTGCTCGGCGGAACATTGCCCCGGATATACCCATGGGGGACCGCTCCCCAAGATGTCGCTAAACCATACGTCGTCTACCAGTGGATCGGAGGCGCGCCCTTCAACTTGCTTAATTGCCGACCGGATGCAGATCGCGCCAGCCTGCAAGTTGACGTGTACGGGCTCAGTACGCAGTCGACAACCGCAGTGGCGAAAGCGATCCGTTACGCCGTGGAAATGCAAAGCTACGTCACGAGTTATCGTGGCGATATGCGCGACGAAGAAACCAAGCTCTACCGGACCAGCTTCGACTTAGACTGGCTAGTCGAACGGGCCTAAACTCCCTCATTTGCCTACCCGTGGTTCCGTGGTATGCTTTCGCCCACCGTACCCAATTCCACGAGGCTACATCCATGACCATCAAAAGCCAAGGAAGTGATCTGTTTTGCATTGATCCTTCTACCCACACCCTCTTGGATGTGGGCTGCATCACTTCTATCGACGGCATCGATACTGCGATCGACCAGATCGAAACGACTTGCCTGAACGACCTGTCGCGTACTTACGAAGCAGGTCTAGCCACTCCGGGCGCAGCTACCTTCGGCCTGATGTTCGACCCCGCCGACCCTGCGCATATCCGCTTACATCAGTTGAAGACTTCTGGCGCTACCCTGCATTGGGTTATCGGTTTCTCGGATGGCGTAGTGAACCCAACCGTTGGCACCGATAGCTCCGGGGACGATGTTTTCATTTTGCCTGCGACCCGTAGCTGGTTGACCTTTGACGGCTATATGAACAGCTATCCGTTTACCTTCGGCTTAAACACCATGGTTACCTCGACCGTCGGTATTCAGGTATCCGGCGAGCCAATCCTTCTGCCTAAGTCGTCGAGCTAACCCATGGCCTTGAACCTTAAAGACCTGATGGCTTCCGGTGCTTTTGTTCAGGAGCCAATCGTTGAACGCGAAGTGACGTGGATCAACACCAATGGCAAACCAATTACCATGACGGTATGGGTTCGTAAGGCGTCGTATCACACAATCACGCAGACATGGAAAGCTGCGGAGGGCAACCAGGAACACTTGGCCGCTCGCTTGGCTACGATGATCTGTGATGCTGACGGCGCTCCAGTGTTTACGACGGCGGATGTGCTCGGCACAGCAGACCCGGATCGCGGTCCTATCTGCGACATGCTATTCCTGATGTTGATTAGCGCGGTGAACGAAGTCAATGGCTTGGCGCCCGACGAAAAAAAGAAGAGCCCCCAGAAGACTACTGGTTCGAACTAGTTCTGAACGGCGTAGGCGGTCGAACGATCGCCGAGGCCCAACAGAATCTAACCTTAGTCGAGGCGCGACAATGGGCCAAGTACATTCAGCGCCACGGGGGCTTGAACATCGCTGAACGCGTCGAGCAATCCGCCGCGCTGATCTGTACAACGGCTGCGCAACTGATGGGCAACAAGAAATCAAAAGTCGCGGACTTTATCCCTAACCGGGAATCCGACGACGAACTGAAATTAGCTACGCCGCAAGATTTCCTGCGCGTGCTGCAAGCTTCGAAGAGGGCGTAGAATTGACCATTGCCAGCCTAGGCCAAGCTACTGTTGACCTCGTTGCGAATACGGCCGGCTTCGAAGCAGGCATGGATCGCGCCGAACGCGCTTTAAAGCGGACCACGAAGGAAGCCAAGTACCAAGGCGACCAGTTGGACCGCTTGATCGGGCAAATTGATCCTACGGTCGCCGCATACTCCCGTCTCGATAAGATGGAGCAGCAGCTTGACGCGCATCGTAAAGCCGGGCGTCTGCCAACAGAGGATTACAAAACCTACAAGGCGCAACTGGACGCGACCCGAGCCTCCTTGAGTCAGAACGATGGCGCACTGGTTAAAGCCGGGATGTCTGCGAAGGCAACAGCAGCAGCGCTTCGCGGCGTTCCCGCGCAATTCACGGACATCGCAACCTCGATTGCTGCAGGGCAAAACCCTCTAACTGTGTTCCTGCAGCAAGGCGGCCAACTCAAGGATATGTTCGGCGGCATCGGTCCCGCAGCAAAAGCGCTCGGCGGTTACGTCGCGGGGCTTATCAACCCCTTTACAGTCGCTGCCGCTGCCGCTGCGGTATTGGCCCTGGCTTACAAGCAGGGAAGCGATGAGGCGACGGCTTTCACTTCAGCCTTAGTGCTCAGTGGTAACGCTGCCGGTACTAGCTCCGGACAACTCTCATCACTTGCTCAAAGCGTTAGCCAATCCGTCGGCACAGTTGGCGCTGCTGCCGCAGTCCTAACGCAGCTCGCTGCCTCCGGCAGCATTCCGGCCTCGTCCTTCGATATGATCGCCATCGCGGCGCTCAAGATGCAGGAAGCAACCGGGGTAGCGGCAGAGGAAACCGTCAAGAACTTTGAGAAGTTGGCGAAAGATCCGGTCAAGGCATCCAAGGAGCTTAACGACTCTCTGAATTATCTAACGACTTCGACTTACGCCCAAATCGAAGCGCTGCAGCGCCAAGGCGACACACAGGGTGCGGCAACCCTGGCCGAACAGTCTTACGCTGAAGCGTTAACCCGCCGTGCTGAAAAGATCAAAGAGGATCTCGGCTACGTTGAGTCCGCTTGGTTGTCGGTGAAGAACGTAGCCAAGGGCGCATGGGATGCGATTCTTGACGTCGGTCGAGAAGCCACGTTTGATGAGAAAATGTCGAACCTGCAAGAAGCTTTGCAAAATGCCGCTCGTTTGGGTTCAGGCTCGAGAGGCGGCGGCGGGCAGGGCTCTACGCAGATCGAGAAGCAGATCACCGACTTGCTCGTGCAGCAGGAAGAATCCCGCCGCCGTATCGCCGCGCAAGCGGACGCAGCCGCTAAAGATAAGCGGGGCATCGCTGCTGTTGAAGCGTTGAATAAAGGTCTTGACGACTCTGCTTCCAAGCAGGAAAAGCTCTCCCAAGCTTACGCGAAGATAGATAAGCAAGTCGCCGCCGCAGCGGCCCGCGGTGTGCAGTACAGCGCCGAGCAGATCGCCCAATTGAAGGCAGCGGAAGCTGAGAAATATAAAGCCGCGAAGGCTCCCGCTGCCAAAGCTTATCAGGAAGACGCCGGGCAAAAGATGCTCGACAACTTGCGCCAGCAAGCCGCCGCTCTTCAACTGCAATCTGATACGGGAGAGAAGCTAGGCGTACAGGCGCAAGCCCTGGCGAAGTTCCAGCAACAAATCGCTGACATCAAGTCGAAGGACATTCAGACCGCCGACCAGAAGTCATTGCTCGCCAGTGAGGCCCTAATCACCGCCCAGCTAAAACGCAACGTCGCTTTGGAGCAAGAGGTCGCGGTGCGCAAGCAAGCGGCGGAGGAAGCCTCCAAGCTCGCCGCGTTTCAAGAGAATCAAACGTCTAAGCTGAACACCGCGCAAGAGGGTCTTAACTCTCAGCTAACCGGCCTCGGCATGGGCGAGAAGGGCCGCGAACGTCTTAAAGAAGATCTCGCGATCCGTAAGGACTACCAGTCCGAATTGGATAAGATTGAAGCCCAACACAATAAAGGACAGATCAGCGATAAACTTTATCAGGATGAAACTGACGTTCTGAAAGAGGCCCTAGCCACCCGACTGGTCCAACAGCAGGATTACTACAACCAAGTCGACGAAGCCTCTAGCAGCTTTTTCCTAGGAGCTTCCGAAGCATGGGCAAATTACGCGACCGAGGCAGCGGATTACAGTTCGCAAGCTGCTGAAGCCACTACGTCTGTGCTCAACGATGCCACTTCTTCGGTTGCCTCCGGTCTCGACGGAATCATTAAAGGCACGGAGACGGTAGGCGAAGCGTTCGCGAACCTCGGCGTCAGCATGGCGTCTGCCATTCTCGGCGCGCTTGAGCAGATCGCAGCTAAGTGGATCGTTACTGAAACACTGCAGCTTTTGGGTATTGGCGCCATAACTGCTGCTACGACTACTGCGGAGGCGACTAAAACCATTGCTACCGTCGCAGCGGAGGGTGCTAAAACTGCGGCGATGTTGACTACGACCACGGTGACTACAGGCGCTGCCGTGGCGGCCACGGCCACTACGACCGCTGTGCAAACTGCCGCTGCGGGCACAACCCTAGCCGCTTGGCTTCCTGCGGCCCTGGTAGCCTCCATCGGTTCCTTTGGCGCTGCTGCTGTCGTAGGCGGCGCGGCGCTACTAGCCGCCTTCACCTTGATCAAGGGCTTCGAGACCGGCGGCTATACGGGCGATGGCGGGTCTAGCGAACCCGCGGGGATCGTCCACAAAGGTGAATACGTGTTCACTAAGGCGCAGACAGCAGCCATCGGCCGAGGCAAACTAGAAGCTATCGCGCGTAATGGATACGCATCCGGTGGCTTTGTGACTCTTCCAAGCGATACCTCCCTCGGCACTACCCGCACGGCTACCGCGCAGACTAGCGCCAAGCTGGACCAAACGCTTAACGACATCAAATCGCCAACAGGAACCGGCAACACTACTGTAAACTTAATTGAAGACGCCTCCAAAGCGGGGCAAACGCAACAGCGCACCGGGGACCAGGGGGAGAAGATGATCGATGTTTTCGTAGCGGACTTGCTGGGCGATGGCCGTACTGCCGACGCGATGAACCGTAAGTTTGGTTTGCAGACGGCGGGCCGCTGATGCCAATTCCTACTTACCCTCGGGGGCTTCCGTGCCCTCTGCGGGATAACTACGCATTCACGCCAGTAAACAATATCCGGCGTACGGCGATGGACAGCGGGAGGGCTAGGCAGCGTATCGAGTTTCTAAACGCGCCGACACTAGTTTCGCTGCAGTGGGTAATGACACAGATGCAGGCTCAATTATTTGAAGCCTGGACGGTGCAAGTTGTGGGGGCCGGTTGGTTTACTATGCCCTTGCTGACCCCCATGGGTTTTGAGGAACAGGAGGTAAGGTTTACCGAAACGCCGGTAGGGGGAGAACTTACGGGGAAATTCCTTTGGCGATATAAAGTCGCATGTGAATTAAGGAACAGACCTTTGCTTGAGCCAGGATGGGTGGATATCTTGCCGGAATATATTCTCGAGGCGGATATTTTCGATTACGCGATGAATCGAGAATGGCCTTTGAACCAGTGGCAGGTCTACATCGAAGCCATGGACACCGCAATTAACGAGGACTGGCCGCAGCCATGAGTAATTATGATACGATGAACCCGGTCCCCTCAACGGACCCTCGCGACCTGGACGATAACGCTACGGTTTTCGACAGCCTTCTTCAGTCGTCTTCCCCCAGCGTTCCTGATCGCCTAGGGGTCCAGCGAAAGACGTGGAGCCAAATGGAGGCTGACGCAGCTGCGCTAGTAAGCCCGAACGTTTCGGCCCTGGCCGCAGCCGTTAGCGCCGCGAACAAACTGTTCTACTTCACTGGAAGTGGTGCTGGTACGGTAACTGACCTTAGCGCTTTCGCACGAACGCTACTGGACGATGCTGACGCGGCCGCTATGCGTACGACCATTGGGTCCGCGCCTTTAGCCTCACCTTCGTTTACCGGCACTCCTTCCGGCACAACCGCAGCAGTGGATACTAATACCACGCAGCTTGCCACTACTGCCTTTGTACTGGCTCAGGCCGCAAGTGCTACGCCTCTAGGAGACGGCTCGGCTGCGGTAGGTACATCAACGCGATTTGCTCGCGGCGACCACGTCCATCCGACCGACACTTCCAGGGCGCCACTAGCTTCTCCAACATTTACGGGCACACCCGCCGCACCTACTGCTGCTGTAGGCACGAACACAACGCAGCTTGCTACTGCGGCGATGATTCAAGCGGAGATAGCCAACAAACGATCTTGGACGTCGTACACCCCTACAGTGACCGCAAACGTGAATACGTTCACCTCGGCGTCGGCCACGGGGAAGTACATGGTGATGTTTGGCCTGTGCTTTGTTCAGATCAATATCACCATTACCACAAAGGGTACTGGTTCAGATCCGAAGGTAACCCTACCGGTTGCCGCGCTGTCAGGAACTGCCGGACACATCATCCCTTGCCGAGAAGAAATGGTTAATGGGTTGAGTGGCAACGCCATCATCCTGTCGGCGCTCAACATCGCCCAAGTAACCACCAGCACTAACTCGAACATGGCGACAGCCGACGGTTGCGTCATCCATATTCAGGGCTTCTATCCGGTTGCCTAAAAGGGCCAAGTTATGACCAATCGCTATCTTACCGGCAATCCTCTAGGCTCCACGGCGCCGAAAGATCTTTACGATAACGCGTCTAATTTTGACGACGCATCTAATAGCTTAGCGCCAAGCTTTACTGATCGTTTCGGTCGGCGCCGAGAAACATGGTCAGGCATGGAAACTCGTTTCGAAAGTTTCTTGCAGTCTGCTGGCTATGTCTTCCTGGCAGATTATGCGGCAGGCGTAACGATCACTGCGCGTAACCAATACGTTATCCATGGCGGATTGGAATACGCACTGGCTAACAGCGTTGCGCTGCCGTACACGGCGACTGGAGTTTGGGCTACTGACCAGGTTAACTTTAAGCTCATCTCCGACAACGTAATTCGTCAAGATCTGCAAAACATCGCAGGGACCGTGGGCCAAGGCGCCGGTCTCGTGGGGTACGTCAACCCCCTCGGTGCTGCGATTCGCCGTGCCTTGGACACCCGCCTAAGCGATATCGTCTACGCAGCTGACTACGGGATGATCGCTAACCCCGCGACCGATAACTCCGGCGCTCTTCTGCTCGCCCAAGCGGCGCTCCCCACCACTGGCGGAGTAATTAAAATCCCTCGCGGCTCAAGCGGCGTAGGATCTGTAAGCTTCACAAAGGCAATTCGTCTTGAGGGCGATGGTCCGAAGGCATGCACGCTAGTCTCGCTATCTGCTACAGGCGACGTTATCACCTTTACGGGTTCAGGTTCTGGTGCCGCCGACTTGGGTTTTGATTCTGCGGCTAACCGGACCTCTGGCGCGTACCTAAAGTTCAGCGGCGCATGGTATAGCGCAGCGGACAACCTTAGTTTCACCAAACAGTTCATCGGTATCGACGTTGATAGCTGTATCGGCGTGGATATCACGACACTGCATACCGTAGACGGTACGCCTGACTCGGTAGCTTCCGGCGGTGCACTCGTGCGTGTCGGCAAGACCGCGTATTGCGGCGGCATTAATATCGGAAACATTACCAGCGACGTGAACACTGCCGCGCTGAAGCCTACTAACGGCATCCTGCTGCACTATTGCGACGTAGCTACGATCAGCAGAGTGTTGACTATCCACAACGTGAACGGCATTCAGATGGCCCCTGCCAGTGGGCAGATTTGCGCGCTGGTGAAAATCACTGATAGCGATATCGACACTGGCGGTCGCGGCTTGGTCGTCAACCCCGCAGCAGGAGGTCAGGTTCTACGCTGCATGCTTAGCAATACTTGGATCGGGGCTAACTCAGGCGACGGTATCGACATCAGCGGCGCAGCAGGCACTGTTAACGGGTTCCATTTCTTCGGCGCTACCCTCGTATCTAACGGCACAATCGGCGCGAATATTCATGGTGCTTTGGCTCAAAACATCACGTTCGACGGTTGCCAGGCTGCAGGCAACGGCGGCAACGGTCTACAGGTTACCGGTGGCGCTAACTGTACGTGGGACGGCGGCGGCCTTGGACGCGGTGATGCTGCGGGTGGCAACGTCTCCAACGGTTACGGGGTTGACGCTACCAGTACAGGCGCAGTGCGCAACTGCGATTGTTCAGGCAACGTTGGCGGCCCGTACTCCAATGCGAACCCTAGCGGCTTCATGTCAGCGAACAATGGCCCGTATTCTTGGGAACTGTTCCCCGCGTCGATTACCACCACTGGAGGGGCCCTGACCACTGCGACGGCTACGGTTTATTATAAGCGCGTAGATAAAACTGTTCATTACCGAGTTAAGTTTGGGATCACCGCAAATGGCGCTGGCACTGGCGCGATCTCGGTTTCTATGCCCTACCTTTCGTCAGGCCTAAACCAATCGTCGGCTAGCGGTATTGACGTCGGTAGCCGGTACGCACTTACTGGTTTCATGGATGCGAGCAGCGCTAACATTCTGATCTATAAATACGACGGTACGTACGCAGGAGGCACCGGGATAACGGGCTGGGTTAGCGGAACGTATGAAATAGCATGAGTATAATCCTGACGGAAGTGAACGCGGGGGCTAACGAGCGTCTTGATGTGATTATCAGGACGCTCGAACTTACCTCTGCCGCTTGGACGGTGCCGGTGTTCATCTGCACCGGATTCGAAGACATCACGGCAGTTACCGAAGACGGGAGAACTGTGACGTTCATTGGGGCGAACATTGATATCGCCTTGGCGGCCAAGAACAGCAAGGGTAATCAAACCTTGGCCTTCGCGGTGGATAACACCACGGGTGAAGCTTCGCAGCTTATCGACCAGGCTATCGAAGCCAACGCCCGCGTAACCGCGATTTACCGGACGTACCTATCCGGTAATCTACTCGCGCCGGCGGAGAAGCCGTACGTGCTGACGCTGTTGTCTGGATCGATCCAAGGGCAGGAAGCCCAGCTGCAGACCGGGTACTTCAACATGATCGGTGTTGCATGGCCCCGCGCGCTGTACACTGTCAACTTTGCACCAGCACTCAGGTATATCTGATGGAATGGGTCAACAAATATCTAAGCTGCGCCTATGAAGACGGCGCACGCGGGCCGGATCGCTTTGACTGTTGGGGGCTTGTCCGCGCCGTAAGGCACTCCGATCTGGGTAAACGTCTACTAGCTGAGTACGGTACTCTGCGCAACACCGATCCTCGCGAATTCACTAAGGCTTACGAAGCCGAATCCTCCGTGATGGAGTTGTGCGAACCGGAACCAGGTGCTATTGCTTCGGTATTGATTGGCCGTATTTGTACGCATGTCGCCGTGGTGATCGATTCTCCCGAAGGGTTGCGCATCTTGGAGATCAATCCAACTCGAGGCCCCCGATGCCTGCCTCTCCATAAGTGGCTACGCGACCACTCAACCGTTACTTTCCATCGAGACCACCCATGATTGAGGTTTACGCCAGTCGCCTCTCTGACGAAGGCAAAGAGACGTACAAGGTGCGCTCGCGCCAAACCCTGGCCGAGTGGCTATACCGTCACGGTATTTCCCGTCGTACTGACCTAGGCAAGCTGGCGATTAGCCTATACCTCAACGGCGAACGCTTAGTACCATACCAGTGGTTAAACACTGAGTTTACTGCCACGGACAAAGTTGAGATTTATCGAGAGCCCAAAGGCACAGATCCATTCTCGATCACGTTTGCTTTAGTGTTCGGTGCCAAAGCGATACTCGGGATGTTAATCCCAAAAATGCCAGGCGTTGGGACCAGTAACAGCCAGAATGGTAAAGGGCTGGACTCCGGAAGCAGCAAGGGCAACAAGGTAAAGATCAACGATGTGCGGCCGGAATTGTTCGGATACAACCCTCAACGCTACCCCGATTACTTGATTCCGCCTCGCGCCTATTACGCCGCCCCTCGCGAACCTCGAACCGAAATGTGCCTTAGCGTCGGCCAAGGGTCGTACTTGATTTCGCCCCAAGACGTGAAGACCGGACAAACCCCGCTTCCCACATTGGGCGACGATGCAGTATTCGAGATCTATGGCCCTGGTGCGGATTTGTCGGCCGACGTGGCACACTACTTCTGGTACACGGCTCCCGAGGTTGGCGCCAGTAATACTGGAGCCAATGGCTTGGAGCTTACCGCCGAATCGGAGCTAACATCAGCAGCAACCGCCTCTGTATTCACCTTCAACGGCGACGTGGTAGGCATTCCAACGGGCGCTGGCACCTTCCCCTCAGACTGGGCGGTAGGCACGTTGATCAACGCCGGGGCGCCTTATAGCTACACCGTCGCGGATGGCACAGGTTCGGGCGGGCGCGACGTTATCAGCGGGCCTATCGCCCAGCACAACTTTATCGCGGGGGACACTATTCAGATCCTTGGGGACAACGCAGGGCTCTATGTAGTTCATGCGGTTACCCCGACTACTATGGAACTCGACTACGATGGTGGTGTCCCTGGCACCGGCCTGGTCATAGGCTCAGTCGTGATGGTTATGTCCTATCGCGGAATCCGATATCGCGTCTTGAGCTATTCAGCGCAGGCGCTCCAGGTTAAGCGGATCAAGTCCGGGGGCACAGACGATACCGCATGGCCGGGTTGGGTTAGTCTGTCTTCGAATACCGCGCAGGTTACGCTTGATAGTTCAAATCTAACTGGAGGGTATCGAGGCCCCTTCCCGGCATGCCCTGAAGGCCAAGTCATAACCGCACTAGAATGGGATATGTTTTATCCTAGCGGGATCGTGGGCCTCGGCGCTAAAGGCGAGTACTTCACCATCGACGCGAACCACTCTTTCGAGTATCGCGATATGGCAATCGGCGGCGCATGGACCGCGGGCACCTACTCGATGTCGTCTAACTCTTTAGACGCGGTAGGTAAGACCTTCCGCATAAATCTGCCCTACGCGATGCGCCCCGAAGTTCAGGTAAAGAAACTCGTTATCCAGCAAGGTGGTTTGCGCCCAAGTGAAGTCCACGATACGTCCATGTGGCAGCGGCTAAAAGGTCTTATGGCTAGCTCATCCCCAACGAGTTATGCCGGGTTAACGACTATGACCTGCAATATCCGGGGTGGCGATAGGCTGTCGTCTGAGAGCGAAAGCCTGATCAACTTGGCGTGTACCCGTATCTTGCCGGTGCTGCGGGGTACGACATGGCAGGCACCCCAACCTACGAGGGAAATATCGGCAGCCGTGGGGCATATCCTGCGCAGCGTAGGGTATTCAGATACAGCGGACATCGACCTGGTTGAACTTAACCGCTTGGAATCAACCCGGTGGACGCCGCGCGGGGATACCTACGACAGGATCATCGCCGATTCCAGTACGGTAAAATCACATGTAATAGACGCCCTTCAAGCTGGATTCTCCGAGCTGACTATTGATCGAGGACTGCTTGTCCCCGTACGGGATGAGCCGCGCGGGCCTTCTTTCGACCACGTCTATAATCCACAGATCATGCTTGAACCGCTGTCCTACGACTTCACCATGCCGGATCAGCCGGACGATTTTGACGGGGTAGACGTTGAGTACTACGACCACGTTACTAAGCAGACAGAGACGGTAGAGTGCCGCCTACCGGGCGACGCCGGCGAACGAGTCGAGAAGCTGAAACTCGATGGCGTGGGCGTTCGGTATAAGGCCTGGCGGTGGGGCATGCGTAAGCGCCGCGCGCACTTGTATCGCCAACGCGAGTATTCATTCAAGACGGAACTGGACGCACTGAACAGCGCGTACTTTGATTATGTGGCTCTCGGCGTTACTACTCCAGGCTACGGACAGAGTGCCGAAGTCGTAGGCTACACCGCAGGCTCCCCAGTTGCCCTGGAGTCCTCCGAGCCGCTAGACTGGTCCGTGCCTGGCGTTTATAAAGTGCTGGTGCGGCGCAAGGATGGCACAGCGTCGGGACCGTATACCGCAACGCGCATCGATGATTATGCGTTCACTATCCCGACCCTGGACTTCGTGCCGGATCTAAGCGGCATGATTGACACCCCTCCCATTATCCAGTTCGGTCACGAGTCCAAGTGGTGTTTCCCTGCGCTTATTACTGACGTGTCTCCGCAAGGCACGCGCACGTGCAGCGTGAAGGCCGTAAATTACGACGTAAGGATGTACGCGGATGACGACGCATTCCCGCCGACCTAATTCTGCGTGATACACTATCGCAAACTAATTAGGGGCACTCCATGCGGGATCAGTGCGAGACTTACGCATACATTTGGGTTTGTGCTTTGCTAGCCGGGATGAATGGTTACGCCGCTGCCGGTGCTGCGATAGGCTGCTGCTTCTACCTGGCCGCGCCGAAAGCTACCTCGTTCCGGGAACGTTTTATGCTAACCATGTTCTCATGGGGTATGGCGTACGGCGGCGGTGTTTACTTTTATGGGGGTGGCCCTCCGTACGACGAGAAAGCTTTGTTCGTATCAGGGGCCATCGGTGCGCTTATCGCGGTCGTGTTTACCGCTCTAGGCTACATGGTTGAGAAAGATGGCCCAGTGCCAGAGTGGATTAAGACGATTATCGGTCTCATTCCCTTTTTCAAAAGCCGGGGTGGAAACGATGGAGCTTAACGTGATTCTGCTTTGGGTAGAGTGCGTCATCCATTTCGCAACCTTCCTGATTCTCTTCGTATACAACGGTTCCCGTTCCCGTCAACGCTGGGGCGTCTCCATGCTGGCCGTAGGGATCGCCGCAGCGAACATCGGGCTCTTCACCCTTATCCTCTTCCACATCCTTAAACCCGGCCCGGCCATGGTTCATGGCTTGATGATCATCGCGTTCGGCTGCGTGTTAGGTTTGTTGGTTCGGGCGAAAGGCAATGTGGCGAAGATGATACCGCCGCTCAACAAGAGGATGTTCCTATAATGAAATTGTCTATTGATGGCTTAGCTATTGCGCATTACTTCGAGTCCTGCAAGCTTGAGGCATATCCCGATCCAGGAAGCAAGGACGGTACCCCGTGGACTATCGGCTGGGGGCATACCGGAACGGAAGTCGTGAAGGGCTTAAAGTGGACGCAAGCGCGGGCAGATGCGCAGCTTGAAAAGGATATGGCAGTTCGCGAGGCGGCTGTGTCGCGGCTCGTGACGGCGCCTATTACGCAGAAGCAGTTCGACGCCCTTGTGCTGTTTCAGTACAACACCGGATCGCTCAGCACTTCTACCCTGCTCAAGAAGTTGAACACGGGAGACATGGAAGGTGCTAAAGCTGAGTTCGCCCGGTGGAACAAGAACGACGGGCAGGTTATGAAGGGGCTGACCCGTCGCCGTGCGGCTGAAGCGGCGCTGTTCGCAGGATTCAGCGGGCGTGAATCGATTGCGCTAAGCATGAGCGTCAGATGAGCACGGATATGAAAATTAACAAACTGGCATTTGCGATCTCCGTAGCTTTCAATCCGGACGACTGGCCTACCCCGCACCACCTGAAAAGTTCCATCCTACGGTGGGTGATGTGAACTCCGTGTATGGCTACGCGCTGGCTCTCCTAGTGGGCGCTGGCGGCGCGTGGTACGTCCAGGGGTTGCGTTGGGACAACAACGTGGCCGACATTCAGCACGACACAGATGCCGCCATAGCTGCGAACGTGGACGCGGTGAACCAACAGCTAATCGCGTCACGCGTACAGACAGAAGCCATTCGGGCGACGTTCATAGAGTACAAGACAGGTAAAGAAAATGAGACGAGTGCTCTTGAGCGGGCTGTTGCTGATGGTTCTAAGCGGCTGCGTGTCAAAGCCAGTTGTCCAACAGTGCGCGCCGATGGAACCGTTTCCGGCGGAGCTGTCAGCGGAACCGCAGAACTTACAGCCGACGCTTCAGCGGCTTATTGGGATTTGCGGAGAGGACTCGACCGGCAGTACGCCGAGTTGCAGTTCTGCCGGTCGGAATTGAAGAAAAGGTCAGCTAAATGAACAAACACTCCTGCGGTTCAACATTCGATTACGTGCTCTCCCTAGAGGGGGTCGAACTGACGGAGTTTGTCGGCTGGACAACCCTCTGTAACCTACGGGACTTCTCGGGCGCTCTGATAGCTTCTATTGACAGCGCTTGGATTGATCCGGCGGTACCGGTAGCCCTGGCACTGATGAAACTTGATACTTCGACATGGCGCCCAGGGGTGGCTACGCTGAATGTAAAATTCACTAGCCCGAATGGCTATGTGCGTACGTTAAAAGAACCAGTAAATTGGGAGCTTGTGAAGGATGACTTCAGATGATCGAAGCCACGTTGTCTCAACGTAAGCCCGTGATTACCGTAACTGTTACGGAGCCTGCCCAGATACCTGCGAACCTCATACCTGTACTGGTCGGGGGTAATACGCCAACTGAGCCTGAAGTCGATTTCCTAGCGCAATACCTACTCTTGAGAGGATAACCCCATGACACTCACTGCCAGAATATCCGCTATATTCGCCCAGTTAGCTGCAGATATCAAAGGTCTTGTTACTAGTATCGGGAGCCTATCAGCCCTGACAACTACCTCTAAAACTAGCTTGGTGAGCGCGATAAATGAAGTGAAGGCGGCCACGGGGGCAGCTGGAGCTACGATTAACGATGCCTCCACGACATCCACAACGACTACGTGGTCCGCGCAGAAGTCGACGGCGGCTATCGCGCAAGTAAAGGCTGATATCCTCGGGGGTGCCGACGCGGCGCATGACACCTTAGTCGAGCTACAGAACCTCATGGTATCTGACGAAACGACTGCGGTTGCTTTAGCTACTGCGGTTAACAACCGTGTTCGATACGACGCTACCCAAACGTTATCTACAGCACAGATGCTCCAAGCGTGTACCAACCTAGGTATCGGAGACCCCGACACTGACTTTCTTAGTGCGTATAACGCGGCGAAGGCTTAAGCGTGAGTTTCGTATCACGGTTGTCCTCTATATTTTCTCAGATCGCGGCTGACCTCAAGGCGCTGATGCCGAGGGTTGATGCGCCTATTGTTCTAACCGCGAGCTACACATTCGTCCTATCGGACAGTGGGAAGTCCTTTATCTACAATCTAGGTTCGGACATAACGGTGTCTTTCCCCCAGGCTTTGCCGGACGGCTTCCACGTGGACGTATACCAGGCTAACGTAGGGCGCGTTATTCTAGATCTACAGGGGCGCTTGGATTACAACAACGCTACTAGGCAGCGCACGCAGTTCGGTGGGGATTTTGTAGTGTGCAAATGCGCGCATGATAATGGCGTGCCAATCCTGTTTATAACATTTCACACAGAACTCCCTATCACCTATACGATCAGCAACGCGGCTCTAACCCGTAACGCTACGACCATGGTCGCCGTGCCAGGTGTTGCGCAAGAGTTAGAAGCGAATAGTGTGTACGACGTTGACTACCAGGTTACTTTTAGTAGCGCGATCACTACAAATGCGCTGAAGTTAGGGTTTGCCGCTTTGCCGTCAGGGGCGACCTGCCAACTGGAAGGCGTGATCTATAACACCAACGTAGCAGGCACTGCACAGCCGGCCCGTAAAACGTTGCTAACTTCAGCAGAAGCAGTTACCGGCGTGCTTGGGGCTTCGTCCGTAACGACAGGAGTTCTGCTCGGACGCGTAACCGGACGTATCACGACAGCTGGCACAGCGGGTACGTTGACTCCTACTGCGGGGTCAATTGCTACGACGGGAAATATTAGTGTAGCGGCAGGCGCCGCTACACTGAAGCTCGGAAAAATTAAGTAGCTATCGGCAATAGTACTCCTCTTCCTCAGTTGCATTTTGCGCAGCGGCTGTCGCCCGGCAGATAACCAGGGCGTCCTGCGTGAAGTACGCGGCCACTGGCGCCGGGCCGTTTGCGGTTAGCATGTAGAGCATGGCTAGGATTTTCATAGACCTTCTTCCCATTGCGGCGGATTGCCGACCACGACAAACGGTTCGCCGTCAGCAAAATAGCCCTGGCCGATCTCGTGCTTAGGGCAGGCGCATTTCCCTTTGTGCGGAACCCCTTCGCTGATCACGTCAAGCCCGCGAAAGCTGTAGAACCAAACGGCGCGGTGCCCGTTCTGACATTTCACCGGTACGCCAATTTTCATGGAAGCACCTCAAAGTCGTCCGGAGAGGCTTCCCCGCATTGGTGTAGCAGCTTCTCGTTATGGTCGCCGCGCTTGTCTTCGAACAATCGCCACGTTCCGCCTTCAATGCGCCACTTCAGACGCTTAGCGCCGCAACGCGAACAGGTTACGTCGTGCTGATTACCTTTGCGAGGTGTGCCGACAGGACTCCAGCCCATGCTTAGTTGTTGCTCGATGAAGTAATCCGCCATCTCTCCCATCAGCTCTCACTCCTTTTCACGGCCCGCACCATGCGAGCGCCGAAGAATTTGCTCATCGGGTTTTCTCCTCTTCGAACTGGATCAGCATGTCGATGACGTGCTTGGCTTTGCGCAAGTCCTCAATTCCGCCCTTGTTACGGAAGCGGCTGATGTACTTGATTGCTGTGTGCTGGCAGGCGTCTAAGCCGTTCTTCATCGAGTATTCCATCGGCTGAATAGCCATGTTTTTGTAGTGGCCGCCGCCGACTTGGGTGTCTAACGCTTTGGGTTCAGCTTCGCGCGGCCAAGGTTTATCCGGTTGGATAGTTGCGCCGCGGCGTTCCGCTTCACAACCGGGGCAGTCTTTGTTATACGGCAAAGCCAAATTATGCTTATCGCAGTGCCAGTTTCCGATCTCGCTCATGCTGCATCCTCTTCGATTGTTTTGAACCCGCGTTCTTTCATCGCTTCCATCAAGATGTCCTGCACCTCGCGCTTACTGTGCAGGCGCTCCAGTACCAGTTCGTCCACGGTATCCGCCGCCATGATCATGTGCATAAACACGGGACGCTTGAACCCGGCCTGCAATTGGCGAGTAGGCCCAATGCGTTCGATAGCCTGTAGGTAGTTCTCCAGGGACCACGAGTAACCGAAGAACACCATGATATTCGTGTGGTATTGGAGCCCGTCAACGCCATGGCCCATGGAAGCTGGGTGGCCAAACCAGATGCGCCCCTCGCCGCGCTGAGCTCTTGACAGACCGTCTACCCCGTCGCGCGCACCTTTTCCGTCACCAAGGTCGATGCCGTCCGGGAAACGCTTCTTGAGTCGCGCCAGGTCGCTTTTGAAGTTATATAGGCAAAGGATCGGCATACCGGCTGCTTCCTCGACGATCTCTTCGAGCGCGTCAAGCTTCTCGTTATGCACAACCTCCCATGCTTCGCCGCCTTCTAGGTACATGGCTCCGTTGGCTACTTGCATCAATTTCATCGACTTGGCTGCGGCGTTCATGGCCTCGATATGTGCTCCGCTTTCCAGTTCCATGAAGAACTGTTTCTCCATCTGCTTGTACATGACCTTCACACTGGCCGGTAGTTCGACCATGATCCGGTTGATGATCGGCGCCTCAAGGTCGAACCAGTCGGCCGCGTCGATCGTGATGCACACGTCTTTAAGCGCTGCTTGGATCTGGCCCTGCGCTTCGTCGGTCGCCTCTACGCCGAACCCGGTATGCGAAGCGCGAAACCAACGCTGCTTGAAAGCGTCAAAGGTTCGGCCAAGTCGATCGCCCTTGTCTACGAACCACATCTGCCCCCACAGATCCTGTAAGCCGTTAGGACTGGGCGTACCGGTCAACAGGATGATGCGCTTGATCTTCGTGTGCGCGACCCGGGCGAGCGCCTTGGCGCGCTGTGTACCCTGCCGCAGGCGAAACCCCTTCAACTTCGTCGCCTCGTCCGCTACAACGGTCTTGAAGGGCCAGCGGTCACCTAACTCTTCAACCAACCACGGTAATTGCTCGAAGTTGGTCGTGTAGATGTCCGCTGGAATGCGTAACGCAGCGCGGCGTTCCTTCAGGCTGCCGGTGACGACAACGACGCGCAGGTGCTTGAGGTGGTTCCACTTGCGCACCTCGTTTGGCCAGGTGGTTCGTGCCACACGCAGGGGCGCAACTATAAGCGCGGGATACACGTCTTCAACGAAGGTCAGGTCTTCGAGCGCCGATAAAGTGGCACCTGTCTTGCCTGTCCCTGGAGAACTCCAGACAGCACAACGCTTATTGCCGACGATGAAGCCGCCGATCAGTTCCTGATAGCGGCGCGGTATGAAATCAATTGCCATTACCCGGCCCTTTGCGGATCTTTTGCAAGAGGCTGAACGCTCTGGTCAACTGGGCGTGTTGCCACGTAGCCCAAGCGGCGTCCGAGGCGAAGTCTGTACCGGGGCGGCTGTACCCTTCGAATACCAGTTGGAAAGGTTCTTCCAGCGCTTCCCGAAATGCTACGAGTTCAGCGGCTTGATGGCGGATAACGTCACCCGCTGTCATGCAGGCATACCCAAATTCGTTACTCGCTTCCATAGCGTCGTCATATGCTACTTCGATTTCTGTTTTCATTAGCCGTACACCTGATATTGGAGATTCGCAGACACTGAACCGCCGCGTTCCAAAGCAACGATCACTTTGTCCACTTGCGCTGTGCTATCCAGCCAAACCACTTCAGCACCCGCAGCACGCCGACGCTCGTGGTCGCGCACCTGAGCTTCGGTAGGCTTTTTGCCGGTCGCTTTCAGCTCAACAAACAACACGCGCCCGCCGAACGTGATCAGCCGATCGGGCACCGAACGTCTCTGCGGTGAAACAAATTTATCTGCCAGTGCGCCAATCTCTTTGCAGCGCTTGACGAGGTACGCTTCGATATCGCGTTCTAGCATGGCAGCAGTTCCTTCGGTTCGAGGCGCGCTAAGCGTTCGCGCAGGCTGTTAATTTCTTCTTGGTACTCATCCGCCAAGATGGCCAGGTCTTCGAAGTTGACCCAGTTGCCGTGCTTTTCCGGGACGCGGATCACGCTGCCCTTTTCATCGTCACCGCCGCGCCAGAAATTGAATCGGGGCAATTTATTGACTTTGTCCCACAGGTCGTAACCTTCTCGCGTTTCTATATTACGCATTGCTATTCTCCTTCATCACGTCGCGGGAGGCTTTCCACGCTAGCCAACGGTCGTTTATCCGGTAGTCGAGATACGAGCCTGCGCTGTCCTTATTCAGCTTCGCGCCGTACTTTTTGCAAACCTGCCGACCTAGTACCCAAGCTTCAAACTGCTCTCTGCTGTTCATCACGAACCCTCCTCTATTTGTACGCAAGCTTATGCAAGATTCGACTTGTAGTCAACCTTTTCGGTAGCGATACGCTTCGAAGCCGGCAGCGGCGAGCGGTAAGCCTTCTGTCCAGTCGCAACCCGCTGACATCAGTTCGGCCAGGTGTTCGTGCGTGTACTCGTCGGTGTCCGGCGCTTCGCTGATGATCTCATCGTGGACGGTCAGAACGATTTCGTAACCGGCGGATTCAATCGGCTGCATAGAAGATGCGAGGACATCGCGGGCGACTGCCTGGCAAATATTTTCACAAATTTTGCCCCCAAATGTGTTAAGGCGCTCCCACTTCCGGGTGTATTGGTTCACCCCCATAAAGGTGATTTTGCCGTCGCCCTCAACCCGTGGCGACGGATAGCAGAGATATCGGCCGGAAGGCAGCATGATACGGAGCCATGCGCCATCGCGGCGGATCTTATGCATACGGCAAGTGTAAGTCTGCCCCGGACTGTTAATCGCCGATCTCACGATGTTTTCAAGCTCTTTCCACCAACTGCTAATTGCCGGGTTCGAACCTCTCCACAGGCGCTTAAAGCTTTCGCAGACTATGAACGCACGGTCTGATAGTCCGTGTTGTGTACGCCCCTGGCCGAGCTGCCATTCCATGAAGTCAGCCGCTTCTTGCCTCGTATCCTCCGGGATCGCGTCCCACGCTTTCTCCGCCATGTCTTCTAGGTCGATGCGGTACGTCAAGGCTCCTGTGATGTACGCCCCTACGCCTCCGGCGTAGCCGAGCATGAGTTCCAAAACTTTCCCGATGGATCGTTCGTGTTTGCCTACGTCGGCAGGGTCGATACCGAATGCCTTTGCGTAGGCCAGCTTGTACATGTCGTGGCCGTCGCGTAAGTCAAAGTCGAGGAAGGCTTCAAGCTTCCAGGCTTCACCGGCCAGCCATGCTAATACCCGGTTCTCGATACCCGCCAAGTCGGCGATCACAAACTTTTTTCCCTTCGGCGCGATGAATACCCCACGGATAGAGCTGGAGCATTTTTCCATTACTGTAGCGCTCATCCGATTAGCTCCCGGGCTAGGTCTTTCAAGTGTGTTCCGTGATTCGTGTAAGTGCCGTGAAGGTTCTGCCGGAACGCGCGAACCGCTTCGGCGGCTTGCTCAGGAGTGTCAAAGATCCCTAGATTGTGCTGCACTTTATGTAGGCCGCACCGCGCTCGCCACTTACCTGTAGGCGTGTGCCAGCTAACACCTTTGAAACCTGACTTGTTGTCGCTCGGGATCTGCGCGTTGCAAAGGTTTTGGGACTGAGTACAGGCGCGCAGGTTCTCTATGCGGTTGTTCTGCTTGTCGCCGTCAACGTGGCCGATTACCTCCGGCCATTCGTTGTGATGCCAAAACCAAACCAAGCGGTGATAAAGGTACTTCTTAACGTCGGCGCCTACCGCGGCATAACCGTTCGGCCCCAAGTGGCGCGGGCGATCGCCTTTTCTGTTGAGTCCCAAACCGCGAACGTTGCAACGCCGGACAAGTTCCCCCGTCTCAGCGTCATAATCGAAAAGCTCAAGCAGCTTTTCATGGCTTATAGGATCTTTCAAAGCAAGTCCTCCGCGTCATTCAGAAGCTCTTCAATTGCATGTTCCACGCCTTCTGGAGAAAGTGTTCCACGAGATAAATTTTGTGGCTGAATTAACCTTCCTGCCCACCGTCCCGTGCGCAACGCGCCACAAAACGCAAGAAGCCCCCGCAACCTGCCGTCAGCGCTAACCCCATTCAGAACGCGTTTGTATTTGGACACACTGGTTTTTGAAGCTTGGAGCCGGACCGCTAGTAGTTCGCGTAGCTCGATAGGCAGATCCGGATCGTCGATACGACGCTCCAAGGTGCTGATCTGCAAATCCGGGAGCCCCACGCCGTAAGCTTCCAGGATGTGCTCCAGCATCTTGTCGCGCTGGTTGGCACTGGTCACGGCTCCATCGGTCAAACGCACTGCATCGGCGGCGTGGATCTTCTGAGCGCGATCCGAAGCGCGAATCGCCGCATGCGCCAGGTCCAGGTCCATCAGCACACCACGTTCATTGATCTTCTGGTCGAGGTGCCACAGTTCCAGTTCTGCGCCGCGGTAGTTCCAGCGCGGCAACTTCTTGTAGATCTCGCGCATGGCCTCGATGTCAAGGCCGCCATAGTCGCGGAAGCGCTGCCACTCTACCGGGTGCGTTTCTTTTGTCGCGCGGCGTATTTTGCGACCCTTCGGTTGAGGTTTGCAGAATAGCGAGATCCAGGTTCGCCCTTCTTTATCCTTGGCCTTTTCAGCGGAAACGCCGAGGATTGCACATAGGGTTCCCAGCGCGCCCGGCAGCGAATGCGCCATAGCGCAGACCATTGTGTCAAAAACTCGATCAACAGCAAGATCGATACCGCAATGACGCATAACAGTACGGTCAAAGGCGGAGTTATGGATAACCACTTCATAATTTTCATCCTCAAGCAATGCGAGCAAGTCGCTTATATCTTCATCCCCATCGCGAATCTCGACAGGCCCATCGCCGACCGCCCACTGCCACATGATGATCTCGGCGCCTTCTGCATAACGGTGCGTACCGTTGTTGATCGGCGTTTCGCAGAAGGTTTCCGTGTCGAGGAAAATGCATTTGTCGAGGTTCAATTTGTTTTCACGGGCGGGAGCATTTCCCCGCCTCCCTGTTCGTCTGTGGCTGGCACATACAGCTTCGCCGTGCAGCTCATGAAGTCCGGATAGCCGCCCTCGCGACCCATGCGGTGACGGTTGCCATTCTCCAGTGGCTTGCCTGCTTGACATCCGTCGCACTGGTTGGTGGTGGCCGGCACGGACTGGGCGAGCGCGACAATGGCCTTGGCGTAGTCCGGATTATCCGAGAGCATTCTTTCCACGCTGTCGCAATCATCGCCAAGCGCGGTAATCCGTTCATGACCAGCGCTGAGCGCCGCCTTGTAGCCGAAGGTCATCGAGCGAAGCAAATCCCGAAACCCATCCCGCTCATTCGACACGTCGGCCAGTTGTTGCCGAAGCTCGGCCTCGCTAACAACGCCTTTCTCCCGCTCACGCGCCAAAATGGCCGCTTTGCATTCTTCATGAGTCATTTTCCTTTCTCCTAATTCAAGCGATGCCCATGGTTAGCAGGACGCGTTCCCACGATACCGGCCTTCGATAACAGCGCGCCGCAAGGTATGCTGGTTCACTCCTAGCTGCCGTTCTATAAGCTTCCAGCAAACCCCCGCTTCACGAAGCTTTACAGCTTTCAGCGTGAGTTCTGGCGTGGCTTTGACTGGCCGGCGATTGTCGCGTGAAACGAGTCCTTCTACATCCAGGTTGTGGTGGAGCCAGCCGATCTTCACCCCAAGCTGCTCCGCGACGGCTCGCCAGGAGATTTTCCCACCGTCGCGTAACCGTAACGCTTCCTGCAGTAGCTCTTTACGCGGTAAGAAAGAACCAACAGGCGCCATGTTTAGCGCAAAGTCAGATGCTAACCGGTGGTGTATTTTGCCTGTCGCCAAATCGCGGTAGACAGTACGGGTTTCCATATTGGTCCGACCTTCCCCTACTGATACCCCAATCAGTTCGTATTCCCCGCCGCCTCTACGGCGCGTGTAGATCACAGTTCACCTCGATTAAAGGCTAACTGCTGCGCCGGGGTCAGCGATCCATAGTCGACCGTATAGCTGATGCGGAAGGTCATGCTGCTGCCGTCTACAAAGAACATCGTGACGGTGCCGGCCAGGGTGTTCTTTAAGCGATACTCCATCTTCGCAACGGCGTGTTGGTAAGGATCGGGCAGAGCTGCTATTTCTTGGGCGATAGTGATCATTTGATTTGCTCCTGCCGACTATAAAAAGACACGGCGCCATGATAATTAGGGAATCCGTAGCTGCGTGCAATCTGCTCTAGGCATTCATGGTGCGGTTTGCCCGAAGCTTTTTTAAGGTCTCTAGCCTCTCCCTTGAGAGCCGTGATACTAGGAGGTAATCCGGCCATTTCGCTTCTCCCTACTTGCTGAACGGATAACGTGATTTGTAGAACCTGGCTGCGTAGAGCGCGACAGCGGGTTTGTACCCCTTGGCGCGGAGCTTCTTGTAGCACTGGACGCTGAATGTAATGTTCATTTCGCTTGCTCCTGTTGCGGTTTGCCAAACACTACACGGTAGCGGTTAGGGAAAATTGCAACGCGATGAAACTCAATTACTTCAAAACCCTCAAGGCGTTTGCGATGCATGAAGTTGATCACGGTGCGACCTACGATCTGAGTTTGGTAGCATTGCATTTCCCTTCTCCCTGCTGCTTGGTTTCGATAGGCAAACTGTACAACGTGTTACTTGTATTGTCTTGCGTATCCCGACGAGCGGTCAACAAAAAGCCTCAATCAAGAGGCTTTTTGCGTATCAGGGTTGAGCGTTACGCCAAGTCGTCTGCGTCTGCGCCGTCTGCGATCTCTTCGAAGTCGCTGGCGTCTGCCGAGGTACCGCCACCAGAGAACGCTTCGCCGTCCTTAACGAACTGGATGCCTTGCAACTGGGCGTTGACTTTCTTGCCGTACTGGTTGTCCTGTGCCCATACGTCGATGATCACGTTGACGTAGGAGCCCGAGTATGGCTTGCCATCAGCGGCGACCAGTGGGCTACGGTCTCGATCAACCACGGTTGGACGAACGGTGTTGTTCGCATTGAAGAACAGATTACCTTCGTAGCCGACGTAGGACGCTTTGCTGTCACCATCATGGATCAGCAGGTTGTCGCCCGCCTTCAGCTCTTTACCGATCTGTGCCCACTTGGCGCCCCATTTCGCTTTGCCGACTTCTTCGATCACTGCCTTCAGCGCGGCGATGCCCGGGTGATCAGTCGGAAAGATGAACACCGCAGCGAACTTGCCGTCTTTGTTGGCTTCGAAGATGTCCGGGAATGCAATTCGTGCGTTTGCGAATGTGTGTTTCATGGTGATAATTCCTATTTCGATTTAGAGGGTTTTATTTCGGGTTGGTTTAGCAAAGATCGTCGAAGTTATCTTCTGCGATCGGTTCATCAGATAAAGCGTCAAACTGTTCTGCAATCGCCATGCTCAAAGCGGGACGCTTATCGCTGGCCGGTGCTACGGATGGCTTGCCATCGCTACGGCCAATCAATGGCTGAAGCTTGGTCCACTTGCGTGGGTTTGCTTCCTTCAAGACCTTCTCGGCCGTTGTGGGGCTGATAAGCTTGAAGTCGTACATTTGGTCGACCTTCAACCGCATCGCTTTCAACGCAGCTTCAGCTTCCTCCTCGCTGGTCCAGCTACGCGCACCCTGCTGACCTTCGACCAGCTTGTATCGGGCATCGGTGAACTTGCCGGCCAGTAGGCGGCGCTCAACTTCAGCGCGTACCGCTTTGGCGAAGCCTTCGATCATGTTGGCCGCGTCCATAAGCGTAGCTAAGCGCTCATCCGATGCGTCCGGCAACCTGGCCTCCGCCGCTTCGAGACTTGGGCGCACGTTTGGCTTCTTGACGGTGAAGTGCGGCGATTCGGCCAAGGTTCCGGCTCGGTCCTCGGAGTATTCGTGATGGTAGGTAATCGCCGCCGGCTTCACACCGAACGACTGCGCCAACAGCTTTTCAGCCTGCGGCATTTCGACCTTAATGAATCCTTTGTCGAGATCCGTGAAAGTATCGGTGATCAGCTGCAAGGTGAAGTCGATACGCTCGTTGCAGGTCGCCGACGCTTTGCAGAAGCGGCATTGCTTGTCGCCTGGGGTGGCGGTCAAGCCTTCGGGGCCGGCTATGATGCGATCAGCAGTAGCGCGGATCGCTGCCAGGCGTTCTCGTGCTTCGCTTACCGGAATAACCCATTCGTCGAAGTGGTTCAGACGCGGCTGGCTTATGCGCATACGGAGTGTCTGCATATCTCCAAGCATGTCAAAGTCATCAAGCGCCGAACCGCCGTAAATCAAAAGCTGTTCGTTTTCTTCAGCGAAAACCTGGATGCCCCGGCCGTACTTCAAATCGTCAATGCAAATCTCGGAGCCCTTAACGATAACCATGTCGCTGGTGCCGGTAGCGCCTTCTTCGCCTGTGAACTGCTCAATGCGCAGCTCTTGTTCTGCATAGATTGTTGCGCCGTCTGCGTGGTCTCTGGCAACGTCCAAGACCTTCTGGATTTCGCGAGTCATATCCGGGCCTACTGCATAGGCGCCATGGGTATGGAACTCGGTTTCTCCTCCTTCAACTTTGATGCGCTGGCCTGTGAAGAAATCTGCATCGACATTCTTATCTAGGCACTGTTCTAGTAGGAAGTGGGCGGCAGTGCCTTCATCTGCAGCTTCGTTAGAAGTATCTGGCAGATCCTTTTCGCGCCAAACTTTTGCGTGGCATCGCAACCACGCTGGCGCCCCGCTCGGGCTTAGGAATGCATGAGCCATGGATTACGCCTCCAGCGCCTGAAGATCGGCGTACACGGCTTCCAGCTTCGCCTGGTCGTTCACGGTGCTGAAGTCGTCTTCTTTGTCCAATAGCACTTTGAGGTTGGCGATACCGTGCTTCACGTTCAGCGCCTTGATCGCGTCACGCTGCGTCGGGGCCAGTTTGAGCACCAATGCTCGGACGGTTTCGTAAGGAACGGCGGCCGATTCTTCTTTGATTTCGCCGGTCAGTTTTTCACCTTTACCCTCGGCTTCGCCGGTTTCCAATTCCTGCTTCAGTTCTTCTTTCGTGATTTCCTTCACGACGGCTTCGACAACCTTTTCTGCTTTGGCTTCTTTCACGGTAGGCGTACGGCCGGCTAGGGAGAGGGTCAGTAGCTTAACGGCTTCGGTGTTCGCGAGCAGCGCTTCGGTATGGGCTTGGATCAGGGCTTCGATCGACATGTTGCAAGTTCCTTTTTGGTTAAGATGTGCCGCAGATGGTAGAGAGCGGCACAAGGTATGTCAAGTAGTTTAATTGCTATTGCTTGTAGCTATTTTGGTTTACGCCACGCCAAGACTTCTGCGTCCGACATCGCGCGAACTTCGAGTTGGATAGCGTTTACCGAATCAAATGGGAGAAGAGCGGCCATCTTTTTCAACTCCACCTCTCTGCGCGTAATCTCTACGTGGTTTTTAGCTTTTATCAGCGAAATGCTGTCAGACATCTTCGCGATATGCTTTTGGGCAGCGCTAGACACCGCCTCTCCTTTCGGCTTCTTGCGTCGCTGGAGTTCGCTTCTCAGGTCAGCGTTTTGCTGACTCAACCGACGGTTCAACATCAGCCGCGCGTCGTTCGATTTTTGCAGGTCGGCAAAGCGCTTATGGATTCGAAACCATTCCAGCAATCGTTTAAGCATTTCCTTCTCCTTTCCAGTGGATGCAGTACCAACCGTTCGATGGGCTGGCGCTGCCTTTGCGGTGGGGGCCGTTGTCCCAGGGAAAACCTGAGCAGTGGCACCCCATTCTTTTGTGTTCTTTGCGCATCCTGTAGCGATCTACCCGGTACGTGCCGCCGCAGTCACAATGCACGATCGGCTCTATACCTTTTGCTCGTGCTTCCCGGCATGCTTTGCACTTGCAGCCATTGCGCATGTTCTCGGGTAGCTGCGTAAGCGTTCTGCGGCCGTCGCAAGACCGACAGCGACACGGGAAACGGTTCACTCTGGTACTGCCCAAAGGCATTTCTCTTCGATTACGTCGAACTCAGCGCCGTCGGCACAATTCGTTTCCGGGCAGAAGGTCTGCCGCAGGTTGCACGTCCATTCGTAAACACCCGGCACCGTGTCGAGAACTTCAAACGGGAGACCGATCTCCTCCGCACCCTCGCCGCAGTCGAAGAACGAGTAGTGAATGTTCGGCTTGTCTAGAATGCTGACGATGCCCTGCATGTCGACTGACACGATCCACTTTGAACCGTTCGGGCTATCGTATTCATCGTCTTCGGGTTCGTCGCCTGCTACAAAAATTAGATCGCTCATCGCCCGGCCCTCAGATCAGCAAGTTTGCGCGTCAAGTCCATAGAGGCGCGTTCGGCGGCGGCATGGGCTACAGCTTCAGAACCGTGCTCATAGGCCAGTTCGCCGCATAGCTGGCACTTATGTACCGCTAGGGGTTGATCTTTTTGGAAAGCATCACAAGACGAATTCCAGCAACGTGTTGTTTTGCCTTTACGCGCCTTGCGCAACGCTTCCAGGGCTTTCTTGGTGCGCATGATCTCGATCAGCGCCTCGTCAATCGTTTTATCTGAAATCATTTCAACCTCCCACACTGCATATAGTGAAGAACCTGACGCACTGCTTCGCGATCTACGCCGAGTCCGTTCAATGGCTCATGCTGCGACATTAGTTCTGCACAACGCTCTCGCAGCGAGGCCAGTTCAAGCGCCAGTGAAGCCGACTCGTGGTTCGCTTGGGCCAACCGCTTTTTGGTTTGCGCGTGCATGTAGTGGTTGAAATCGTTAATGCCCGGAGCGTTGAGCACATCGATAGCCTGTTGAGCCCGCTTCAGAAGTTCACCGTTAGCCGCATCGTAATGCTCGTTGTGCAATTCATCCGAAAGCATTTTGTATTCTTCAATCACTTTCCTTCTCCTTTATCAGTTCAGTACGCAGGATCTGTACTTCGCGGGGCGCGATGAAACCCAGCTTGGCGTAGCCTTTGGCGAGATCCACAACCGTGACGGTTACGCCTTCTGCAATTTGCAGAGAATCTTTGAAGCGGACCCGTTCAACTTGAAGGCTCGAGAGGATTCGCATTTTGCACGAACCGCCTGACACCTCGAGGATATCGACGTACTCGGCTTTGCCGTCGATCACTAAGCGGACGGACTGGCCGGCCTTACGGGAAAGCATTAGTCCTGCCATTTGCGCATCACCTTTTCCATTATTTTATCCGTAGTCACAGACGCCAAAAGCATCTGCACTCTTTTCAACGGTAAATCCTTAGTACTCGCTATGACGTCTTGAGCATCAAGTGCATACCCGGTCTGCGTGATCCAGTGACCTGGGCGCCATGGCGTGAGGTCTGACACTGGGGGCTGAAGCATGGCGGTTACTCCTTTATGCGAAATAGAAGCCGAGAAGGATCAAGGCAACGATGGTCAGGAACATGAAGTCGGCATCTTCCATGTCAGATCTCCTGCTTTGGGGTTAGCTCGTTGACAGCGAGCCGAACTTGCACCCCTTTTAGATCAGAGATGTATTCGAATACGCCCGGCGTAGAGATGATTACTCCGGCTTCATCTAGCATCAGATCTACGCCTAAGCGCTCGCACGCTTCCAGCGACTCGGCCAGGGTCAGTAACGCTTCAGCCTGTGCGCGGGCGATCATTCCATGTTCTCCCATTGCAGCATTCTTTTACGCCATGCTTCGTACGCTTCTGTCGGCGTACTGCCGGTGCCGATCGTACTCAGCTCACAAAAGCGGGTTTTCTCAACTGATCGACAGATCCAAGTATCAGGCTGGAATCGATCTTTTCTGAGTCTAGGCCTACTCACGGCTTGCGTACTCCTAGCAGTTGTTCGGGGACGACGCGCATGGTGGTAGGCCCTACACTTACGTCGTAGCTCTTCTGGCCGACCTTCACGACACGCGCCAAGCACTTGTGGTACTCGCTCTGCGTGTCGTTAATGCGGACGGTCTGATTGGGTTTGAAGCGGTTCAAAATAGATCCTCCTTCCAGTGGCGCTCCATGGCGTTGAGCATTCTTTCAAGTGCAACGACCTTTCCGCATTGCTGGTACACAGCCTGCACACCATCTAAACGAAAGCCGGGAGCATAGAGGACTCGGTAAGCGCCGCCGAGATCTTCAAAACGAGCGCACATGCAATGCTGCTGAACGTCTGTTAACGCTTTCTCAACTGCTTGGATGTTTGCCTGTACGCTCATGCTCTTTACTCCGTGTTGTTCGCTTCAGTGATGCAACTATACAACACGAAACTTGCGATTGCTTGTAAGTCCGACGAACGGTTAGGGTTTCACCGCTACCTCGAAAGGGAAGTTCGCGTAGACGATCCACCATGCGCCGACGGCAAGGAGCAGAAAAAGGAGCAGAAAGATGATCGGCTCCCAACCCAATTTACCAGCGAATCCAAGCGACAGACGGGCCATAACGAGTGTTGCGGTGCTCAAGTAAAGCGCGATCCCTAACAGGCAAAGCCATCCAAAAATAATCATTTCTTCCGATCTCCTCGACTGGTATTGATCAAAGGCTTCTGGCCGTCCTTCAACGGCCAGGGTGATTCCGTATGGCAATCCGGGCAGTGGATAATGCGCAGGCTGCTCATGCGTATCAGGTCCGGGTTACCGCACTTTGGGCATTGGAGGTTCATTCGCCGAGGGCCTTAGCTATCGCGGAAATAGGCCCGGACCACAAATCGCGGAAGTCTTCGTATTCGGCGCTCTCTAACCACTGGCGCTGCACGAACTCGCAATCACCGCTTGGATCGGCGATTTCCATCCATCGCTCGAACTGGCTTTGCTCCTCGTAATCGAGAACCAATTGTAGTTCCTTGAAAAGATTCGGCGCCGCAGCGATTAGCTCTGCGTTGGCTTCCATCTCGTCGTTAGGGACTGCGCCGGCCTTAACGACGTATTCCATTCGGCATACCCGTGTCAGCGCAGGGCCGTCGAACATCACAGAGGGTTCGCCATCGAGCCAGTAGTCCACTTTCCACGGCCCTGGCGTTCCTTTGAATTCGTTCACGTTATAAACCCTCCCGGCATGGTTTTCACGTATCGCTGTGCCGCAGGCTGGTGCATCTGACCTTTGGCGCAGTCGCTGGTGTTGACTTTTGACATCTTGGGTTTAGCTGGGCGCTTTTTCATTCGTAGCGTTCTCGAAGTGGTGAACCATCATGAAGTACGCCAAGCGCACCCACAGGTAGCCAATCAGGTAGAACACCGCCGTCACTACGAAACCGGTGTAGGCGCATAGCCCGACAGTTGCTGCTAAGGCGATCCAGCTAAGAGTTCTCCGGATAACTCCCGGGCGATCTTTCAACACCGCGGCTTTGTTCGTTTCCCACTTCGCATCGCCGGGCTTCATCGTGAGCATGATGCAAAGCGCCAGAAGAGCGAGCGGGCCGAGGATTGTTGCGACAGCCCAAAGCAATGTGGCACCGACCAGTGCAAGCTGAGGATCTCCGATTGCTAGCGAAAGGCCGAACAGACCTGGTAGCACTACCCAGTAAAATGCGCTCTTCAAAATCTTTTTCATTCGGTGCTGCTCCTTGGTTTGAGTGGTTAGTAGTTGCCGTTCACATTATCAGGAAGCGAAAACATATCGCCGGTTGCTGGGTCGACCATCAGGCCCGACACCACGCTGATGCAAAAGCCGACCCAGTACCAGCCAGTGACGCGCGAGTCGAGTTCCACAGTCGGGCCTTTGTCGTACGCAACCTGGTAGGTCTGCCCGTCGAAGAAACCCGCTGCGGCGTCCAGGTTAACTTTAGCCGGCGTGACGCCTGTAGCGACGCGCTGACCGTCTTCGTCGGTAATGCTGAAGTGCTGACCTGATGGCTCGGACGTGACCTGCACGTCGGTCATACGGTCGTTCATGATGGTCGAGCACCCGGAAAGGGTAAGGATTGAGATTGCTGCGAGAAGGCGTTTCATGGTTGGGGCTCCAGTAGTGCTGTAAGTGGATCCAGGTTGCCGAGACGGGTTTCGTTAAGTGCAGCTCGTATTTCCTCCTTGCTAATACCTTTTTGCATCAGGTGGCGCGTTACGCAGAGCTCAAGGCGGAAGACTCTATTCAACTGCGTGCAGAGCTCACGAACTAAGCCCTTACGTAGATCTGTCTCACGCTGACTAGTCATTCGTAATGACCTGCGTCCAGTGCTGCGCGCACTTCCTCGACGCTGTCGCGGATAATGCAGGTCAGGAAAGCTCGGTACTGCGATCCGTCGAACCAGATAACAGTGCCCTTGTACTTCTCAACGCGACGCCTCACGCCGCGATCAACTCGGCAACCTTGGCGATGCTGGCGCGGCTCAGAGCGGTTACGCCTTTGGCTTCTACCATTGCGAACACTGCGGCCTTGTCTTCGTAGCTCATGCGGTTGAAGTAGTCGCGGGCGATGCTCTCGGCGGTAGCGGCAAAACCGAACTCTTCAGCTTCTGCTTTGATCTCTGCGATTACGTTCTGGTTGATGGTGATCATCTCGTGTCACTCCGTTGTGTTTTGCGTTTCGATGTAGGTAGATTACAAGCAGTCACTTGTATTGTCTAGTGCTATTTTCACCTTTCGTCGGGCTTCTCCAAAAAGCAGACGGACCCCTGGCTGGTTCGCAACTTTATACAAGCTTGCAGGCGCTTGAGCAAGTGTTGTAGGATGGCGCCATTCCCAAATGAGGTAAGAGAAATGCGTACACCTGAAGAATTAGCTTTCCGTGATGCCGCAGCGCTCGCGGCGATGACTCAGCTTATTAATCAAGAACCGTTCTGTTTGAAGGCCCGAACGCCGCAGATGCAGGA